GCGCGCCGCCACGCACGCAGCCACGTTCGCCGCCACGTTCGCCGCCACGCGCGCCGCCACGGACGCCGCAACGGCCGACGCCACGGACGAAGCCACGTTCGAAGCCACGGACGATGCCACGCGCGAAGCCACGGACGATGCCACGCGCGAAGCCACGGACGATGCCACGGACGAAGCCACGTTCGCCGCCACGTTCGCCGCCACGCGCGCCGCCACGGACGCCGCAACGGCCGACGCCACGGACGAAGCCACGTTCGCCGCCACGGACGATGCCACGCGCGAAGCCACGGACGATGCCACGCACGCAGCCACGTTCGCCGCCACGTTCGACGCCACGGACGATGCCACGCGCGCCGCCACGGACGATGCCACGCGCGCCGCCACGTTCGCCGCAACGTTCGACGCCACGCACGCAGCCACGTTCGCCGCCACGTTCGCCGCCACGGACGATGCCACACGCGCCGCCACGGACGATGCCACACGCGCCGCCACGTTCGCCGCCACGAGCGAAGCCACGCGCGCCGCCACGCGCGCCGCCACGCACGCAGCCACGTTCGCCGCCACGTTCGCCGCCACGAGCGACGCCACGCGCGACGCCACGTTCGACGCCACGCACGCAGCCACGTTCGACGCCACGCGCGAAGCCACACGCGCCGCCACGTTCGACGCCACGCGCGAAGCCACGAGCGAAGCCACGAGCGCCGCCACGCGCGCCGCCACGGACTACGCCACGCGCGACGCCACGGACGAAGCCACGCGCGCCGCCACGCGCGCCGCCACGGACTACGCCACGCGCGCAAGCCATGGGGGCGTTCACGTGACGGCGTTCCTGATCAGGTGCGTGGAGCACTGGTGGAAATTCTGGAACGCGGGGGCGATGTGGAGCGGGTGGTGCTCGTATCTTGCTTTTTTCCGGCACGTTGCCGAGTTGCCGATCGACTACTCGAGATTCGACAGCTATGAACGCATGGCGCGTTTCGGGCCTCGATTTATGCATCAGGACTTCATCATCATCTCGGACAGGCCCGAGTTCGTGCACAGGGACATGAATGCTCCGAACTTCAGGCCGCACCGAACCGATGGCCCGCAGATCCGATGGAGGGATGGCGTAGAAATTCACCACATTGCTGGCATCAAGGTCCCGGCTCACGTCACTGCAGGGAATTTCACGGCTCGCGACGTCCTCGAGCAGCCGAACGCCGAGGTTAGGCGGGTCATGATGCAGAGGTACAACGCGGGAGATCCAAATCGCTGGATCCGGGATATCGGTGCCGGGGTCATCCACTCCGATATCGACAGCCTGGGTCAGCCCCGACGGCTCATGCGCATCGAGCTCCCAGGGGACGAGCCATACGTGGCCATCGAGGTCGTAAACGCATCTCCCGAGCCCGACGGACATCGCAAGGTGTACGGGCCGTTCCGCTGCCATCCTCAGCTTTGCCCGCTACCACGGGCCGGGATCCGCCAGGAGTACGGTCGGCCCCAGGAGCTGACGTGCCAGAACGCGATCGCCTCAACCTACGGCATGTACGGACACGAGTACTTTCCGCGCAGAGAGACCTGACCAGTACGCATTCACAAAGGATTCCAAATGATAAAGCCTTCAGAGTTTCGATCAGGTGTCAATCATGAACCCAACTTCAGCAGCTTCCTGCAGGTCATCACTGACGCATGCGACGATGCCCTGCGCCGCGGTCGGCTCCACGTCTCTGGCGGGCGTGGCGGTTGGGCTCTGGCCGACATCGAGACCGTGGCGGCCATGTACCGGGCCGAGGGATGGGAATGCGTGGTCGACCGAAACGGTGATCTCGTGTTCCAGGCGCCGAGCGCGTACCAGCTTAGTTCGTGGGGGCACGGTGGTCAGCTGACGAAACGTTGATCTCCAGGCGCCGTCTCCCGTGGCCGTGCGCCCATGACGCGCACCATGTTGACACATCCGTGCGCCTATGAGACGGTCCTTGGATGTCAACAAAAACCCGCAAGCGGTACCGGCTGAACGTCTGGATCGATCACGACACGATGGACGCGATGCGTCAGGACGCTGAGCTCCACGGACTTCCGGTGGCGGCCATCTTGCGGATGCGTCTTCGCGGCATCGACTTCTCGCCCTCGCCCCGAAAGGCGGGATGATCGATGCTATGGGAAGATGAGCGATATGTGCGCCTATACACTCGAGATACCGCTGAGTGGGCGTGTTGGTGCTGGCAGGCCAAAGCCCTGTTTCCGTTGCTGCTCAGAAAGCTCGACCGAAGCGGTGTCCTGGCCACGCGATTGGGAGCACGCGGCATCGCTGCCCTGACCGGCCTTCCGCTCGAGGTCGTTGAGCCAGGCATCAAGGATCTCTTGGGTGATGGCTGCATAACTGAGCACCAGCTCGGCTACTGCGCCCCGAACTTTCTCGCTGCCCAAGAGGCGCTGTCCAGCGGTGCCAAGCGTCAGAGGGAAAGCAGGGAGAGGCGCAGGCTTGGACTGTCCCAAACTTCTGTAAGTAAGAGTACATACGGTCACGAGGAATGCGACAAGGTCACAGGAAACGTGACACCGTCACAAGTGGTCACTCCTAGCCTAGCCGTGCCTATCCGATCCGAACCGTGCTTAACCGAGACAGAGATAGTAGGTGGCGACTTGCTGGCGCAAGGTCCCATCTCAATCATGGGTAAACGTAAGCCGGGACACGCCACACAGGACGAGCGAGAAAAGGCCTCCAGAATCCTCTCCAAGCTCTCCGAGCGGAACGGCATCAAGTACCAGGGTGGAGCGGTCCACGTGCAGCTCATCGCAAGCCAGCTGCGTTCTGGGGTCACGGAAGGGGAGATGCGAGCAATCGTGGCGATGCAGGCCGAGAAATGGGGGAGGGATCCCATGATGCTGGGGTACCTGCGGCCGGAGACCTTGTTTGGCCCTCGAGCCATCGCCAAGTACCTGGACGAGGCGCGGACGCGATACGCCGAGCAGATCCAGGCGGTGGACCAGCCGGCTCAGCCGATGCTGCAGGTCGCCAGATGAATTATCCGCGCTTACTCGTGGAACGAGCCCGTCGAATCGAGGCGCTCGGTCCAGCTCCGGCATGGTGGCGGTTCATCGCATGGCATCGGTGGCTGAGGGAGCATCGATGCATCATGTCGGTGTCCATGTTCACCGAGCGCTGCCGCGAACATTACCCGCCGAATCTGGTCGATGGAATCGCCCAAAAGGAGCGCCTGCTATGGTCGAAGATCCTGAAATCGTAGCCGACCTCGCCCTCCGCTCCGCAACCGAGCGAGACCCAACGCGCACGTCGGACGCGAACTATGAGCGCGCAGTCAAGGAGCTCCTGGACGACCCTGTGGTGACGAGGTGGCCGTGCCGAGGGCGAGGCTGCAACGAGCTCGTGGATGCGCCGCGCAGTGCCGTGGAGTCGATGGACGTGTTCAACCGCCAGCTCGAGCGGCGTCGCCAGCCACTAATCCGGACCAGCGAGGTGCTGTACTGCCAGCGCTGCAAGGCGCGGCTACAGCAAGAAGCCGACGCGGCCCGGCGGGCCAAGGACGAGCGGCTGGCACCCGTGGTGAAACTCCTAATCCAGAGCTCTCAGCCGGAGCGAGAGCACGCGCTCATCCGTCAGCTGCGTGAGTGGAAGCACCCGGATGTCGACGGCCTGGTGCAGGCGCTGGTCGCGCGCCGCAGCAGGTCCGGCGGGGGCGGGTCAATCTGATCCACGTCCCTCGCGGAAGTGCACCTCCGCCGCCGCCAGCAAGTAGGCAGTCATGCTGGGGTAATTAAGCTTCCGTTGCTGCCTCTGGATGCGCTCCTTCAACTCGGGGCTGACGCGGAGCATTATGTAGGACGAGGGGGCACGGGGCATGTTACCAGTATTGCCACGAGGCAATACGAGGGTCAAGTGCGCGATTCTGCCCTGGAGCGCAGTTTCTCGACGCGCGCCCCTGACCCGTTCCCGTCCAGGGTGCAGAGGAGTCGGACATGGAGCACGCCGTCCTCTCCGAGGGCGAACCCGACTTGTCCGATGATGACGACGGAGATCGGCGAGCCCACGTTCTTGGATTGCATGGGGGCCATCCTACGGCGTTCCATTCTCGTGTCAATACACAACGCACGAAGGAGATTTCATGAATGCAGAAGACGAGTGTGTATTGACATCTCTGCCTGGGGGATGCATGATGAAGGCATGACGAACGCAAACATTCGCGACTCGCAGATCTCGCAACTCGTCGCAGACGCTGGACGCCACGGTGACCACGTCACCGTCATCGTCGGGCGCATCGCCCTAAATGAAGAGAACACCATCACCGCATCCTCGTGGGAGGAGCGGTACGGTGGCGGCGGATTCCAGGACTACGAGCGGGAGGCGGTCCTGAAATTTGGGGCCACGGTGGCGGCAGCGCGCAATATGATGGCCAACCAGTGGCAGGCGTGGATCCTGGGTGGTCTGCAGGAGCGTTAGATGCGTCATATCTCGAACGGGACGATGGTCAGCTTACCCGACGGTACCTCTGCGGTGGCCTACCGAGACCGCGACGGCACCTACCGCACCGTGCAGCGCAATCCGGTGACCGGCGGCGTGCGCGTCGACCTGGGATGGCGCCTCGAGCAGTTCACCACGGAGGTCCGGCGATGAGAGGGACCAGAGACATCGTCGAGCGCCAACTCGTGGAATGGGGATTTCGGCTTCGGCGCGCGGACCGCATGCGCAGGGCGGCGATCCGCCAGGAGCTCACCAGGGGCCCGTTCCTGGGCGGGTTTGACGCGGGCATCAGCGACCATGACCAGGAAACAATTCGTGGTTTCATCTGGCCGGCAATGCGGCGAGATTACTGCGCTATCACCGTCCCCGCGCCCGCTGAGGACTTCGATTCGGTAGTCCTGTGATGGCGGCGCCCCTGAACCGTTATGTCTTGCCGCGCGATGCCGCGGACGCGCTCCTGGCGGCTATCCTCGGACGACGGGGCCCGGCCAGCGTCCTCGGCCATCGCAAGGTCCGATTCTTCATGCGCTGGTTGTGGCTGTGACATACTACGGGTGTAGTAGCACCAGCCATAGGTGGCCCTTCTTCGGAATCCGGCGTCCAGCGAACCGGAGGAGAAGTCCCCGGCCCGCTACCAGAACCATCCCAATCGAAATGTGATGGTGACGCGCCCTGGCGTCATCCCTCATCCCTGCCCGAGCGACATGACGGAGGCTCCGCTTGAGCAGACGAGAGTGCATCATCGATGCCAACTCGAGTCAAGTCATCTCACATGACAACCTTCCAACTACGGAGAATCACATGTGCATCTGTACGAATTACATCCGCACCGAACGCAGCCCGACCACCACGTTCCCATTTGCCAATGACCTGCGGTCGCAGTGCCCATGCACCATCCGGCTGCACGGGAAGCTGTACCGGTGCGAGCGGAAGAGGCATGACCACGGTGGTGTGCACGATGCGATGTGCACCGGTGGTGACGGATACCTCGTGCGTTGGTGAGGGCTTGCGCCCCCAACTCAGACCGCGTAGGGTAGATGGTGAGTGGGTATTGACATTGAGACCGTGAACACCGAGCCCCGTACCGGGCACGGGAAGACCAAGAGCTTGGTCAGGGCGACGAGCTCGCTCGCGTACCTGTCCGAGAAGCTGTCACGCCGGCTGCGCCATTGGATGCGCTGGACGCAGACCGACAAGCTCACGGGTGAGGGGCCTCTTCCCGACGAGGACTGGCGGGAGAACTTCGACCTATACCAGCGGGCCGTTCTCGGGCTGCTCAAGGAGCAACGGGAGCGGCAGAAGCTGGCGGATGCCGTCGCGAAGAGGGGCGGCGCCGCCGTGCTCTCGAGCGGAGAGTACGAGGCCGAGCTGTTGTCACTGGCGCGTGAGACCATCCGTGCCATGCCGGATGAGGAACTGCAGGCGCTGATCGCCGAGAGGAGCAAGCCGTGAGCAAGTACTCGATCACAATGGAGACCTGGTGTGGGGCCTCGGTCGGATGGACGGTCCAATGGCTGCGCGACGACATCGACCAGCAGAGCATCGACTTCTGGCGGTCAGTATGGCGATGATCAACTACCGCCCGCTGGTATCCGAGCTCGCGATCGACCGCCGTCTCGACGTCTACGACCTGCTCGAGCTGTTCGACGAGAGAGCCGCCCTCCGCGAGTACGAAGGGGAGCAGCGCCGGGATGTGGCCGAGCGCGGCGCGTACAACGACGTCGTAGCGCACGTGAAGCGCAGATGAGTCAGCAAGCTGGTTCTCGATGCCTCCAGACCTGGGTGTTCCGGTCGAGGACGCGCGGCCCGGGACGTCACATATTCCGCTTCGAGTGCACGTGCGAGATGGCGACCCAGCCGGACCGTGAGCGTCACATGCGCGTGGCCGAGCGCTTGGTGAGCGGCGCCGACTTCCGGGTGCACATATGACCCCCGGTGGCTGGATTCGGCGCGAGCACGAGCGCCTGCGGGCTGACCCGACTCACGTCGCGACCGTGTTCAACGCGCACCGTGCCGACTGCGTGATGCTGGCCCGGATGGCGCGCGAGCACTGCACGCTGCGCATCCCGCTCCCGGACGTGCTGGGCTACGCGGCTGCATGGCGCGGCCAGTACGACGGCCTGGCCACGCGCCAGGTGCTCTACGAGCTCAACCGGTGACAGCTCTGCAGCTGGATCCGGACACGCGCATTGCCATCCGCCCGGCGACGGAGGACGATCAGGGCTTCGTCGCCTCGACCTTCCGCGCCCAGCTGAGGCACAACGGCGACCGCATCGTGAACCGGGTATTGGACCACCCGACCACGCGCGTGCTGTTGGCCGTAGAACCCGAGACGCCGCGCACCATCCTCGGGTGGCTGTGCTACGCGCTCTTGCCTGGAGTTCGGGTGCTGCACTTCGCTTACACGCGCAAGCCGATGCGGCGCCGCGGCATCCAGTCGGCCCTCGTGCGCACCGCGTGGCCTTCGGGTAGGCCAAGCTACGTGTACACGCTCGACGGCGAGTGCACGCGTCAGCTGTGCCGAGACCACATAGCGATGAAGCTGCCGCTTGACGAAGCGCTGAAGTAGGCGCACTGTATTGACATGCAAGGAGCGCCATGAAGCACGTCCCACTACACGACCGCATCACAGCGGAGCCAATCGAAGAGCAGCGCGTCAGCCGCGGCGGGATTGCCATCCCGGACAGCGCAATGTCGAACAAGCACGTGGCGTTCGCTCGCGTGCTTGCAGTCGGCCCTGGCAGGGTCAACGCGGAAGGCCTGGTCGTTCCGCTGCAGGTCCGTCCGGGGGACGTCGTGTGTTACCCGCGCAAGGCGCCCGCGCTCATCCCGACATGGGACGATGCAGGCGTCGAGAAGACGGTCCTCATGATGCGGGAGAACGAGGTGGTCTCCATCGTGGTGGAAATGCCGGTGTTCTCTACGCTCTCCGGGCCAGATGGGCGCCTGCTCAGCATCATGCCAAACTCGCGCGCAATCCCCGATTCTGCCTACCAGAACCAGGAGGAGATGACCATCGCCGTCAAGGAGGGATGGGCCGAGCCGGACGAGATAGACCCGCTTCCGGAGATGCCGTCATGAGCCCGCTGTTAACGGCTCTGTTGATCGGCGGGTTCGGAGTGCTTTGCGGCTTCCTCGCTGGACATGGCATGGGCCACTCTGCGGGACGACGACGCGAGCGATGCAGCAACCTCGACACCACGAAGCTGCACATGCTGGCAACCCACGGCTCGAGCGTGCTGTCACCTCCGGTCAGCGGACCCCTCAACCACAGGCCCGCTCCGGACTCCCTCGAAGCGGCGCTGACGAAGCACATCAGGGAGGCGCTGACGAAGCACATCAGGGATGTGCGGCGATGATGCCGCAGATCTGCGGATGGTGCGGACACGAGTCGCTGACGACCATCGTCTCCGCCACGCCCACCTGTTCGACGTGCGGTGCCAGCAAGTACGCCCGCATCGTCGCCTACCTACGTCTACTCGCCCGCATTGGCGGGGTGAAGGGGCCACATGGCCATCCGGCGCATCGACTTCCGTAACCCGGTCCCCGAGCCCATCGGATCAGGGTACAGCAACGACAAGCACGGGCGCGACTTCGAAGTCGTCGAGAAGGGGCAGTGGGTCATCATATCGGCGCGCGCCGGCGACAAGGACAAGGGGGTGAAGCGCTACCGAATACCGGTCACCAACGTGGTAGCGATCACCGAGGATGACGCTGCCGAGGTGCTCAAGTGAGCACCGGTGGAGGATTCATCGACCGGGAAGTGAGGGGCATCCTGGCGAATCTGGATAGCGTCATCGACCGGTGCCCTGACGACTTCAGATTGCACATGAGAGAGCGCTGGGGGGACCGATTCCTGCTGCTCGATGGCGATGAGCTCGCTTGCTATCGCGGCTTCCGGGCAGCGTGCAAGCTGGCACAAGAGACCGCCGCGGCTCACGCGGCGGCTCGCGACCAGCTACGCACCTCCATCGAGGAGCTCGGCCGTCTCATCGCCCCATCGCCCAAGGCCGGGTAGCCTGGTAGGGTGATCACTCGCTCGCGTGCCGCTCAGCTACTTGCAGCGCGCCGCGAGCGCCTTGCAGCTGGTCGTGCGGCCGATGCGTTGTGCGACGAGTGGTACCCGACCCAGCGCGCGGCCTGGGACGATCCCGCGCAGCTCGTATGCTGGCAGGGCGGCAGGCGCATCGGCAAGACCCGCGCGGGCGTGCGCGCGATGATCCGCGACCTCCTGCGCATCCCTGGCGGCCGACAGCTCTACATCAACTCGACCTCGGCGGAGGCGGAGCGAATCGCATGGTGGGGGAACCGGGCCGACGGGTTCGAGCCTCTCATCAACCAGCTTGGCCTCGCCGAGAAGGGCCGCGTCAAGCTGGACCGCGGCGACTTGACCATCAGCTGCCCGGAGCTCGATAGCTGGATTTACCTGCGCGGCGCCGACGACGAGCCCAAGCTGCGGCGCGCGCTCGGCGGCGCCTACCACCGCGTGTGGTGGGACGAGGCGCAGAAGATCCCGAGCAAGCTGGCTCCGAGCATCCAGGAGGTGTTCATGCCGGCCCTGCTTGATTTCAAGGGCAGGTTCACCATGACCGGCACCGCGGTCAGGCAGATGGCCGGGCTGTTCTACGGGGCAAGTCGTCCGGATCTCGAGCGCCGCGCGCCCGGCTGGTCGGTGCACCACAGCAACCTCCTCGAGAACCCCTACTGGGGGCGAACCAAGGGGCGCTACGTCGTGTGGGGAGCGCGAGACGAGATGGTGAGCGGTCCGCACGCTCCCAGCGAGATGCCGGCGGCGGTGGCCGGCGCGCGGTGGCGGATGGGGATGGAAGCACTGCAGACGCTCCTGGGCGGTCCGCTGGTCGCCCCGATGGACTCGCCGATGATGCAGCGCGAGGGATTCGGCCAGTGGGTGCGCGAGGATGCAGCGTTCGTCTACCACGTGCACAAAGTACCCACCGAATCGCTGTTCTATGCGCCGCCGCGGTACCGCGAGGACGGGTTCCCCGACATTCTGCGCGCGCTCGGCGACCTACCATGGGACTGGCGCGAGGGGGTGTTCGCGCTCGGCGCTGACCTGGGCTACTACCCCGATCCGTTCGCCTTCGTGCTGTGGGGCTGGCACACCCACGACAAGCGGCTCTACGAGGTGGCGAGCTGGAAGAAGACGCACCTCGACGCGAACCAACAGGCCGCGGTGCTCCACGCGGTGCGCGCGGTCGTCGCGCTGGCCATCACCGTGGTGGATGCCGGCGGCCCGGCCAAGAGCACGGGGGTCGGCTGGTCGAAGGAGTGGGTCGAGAGGTACCAACTCCCCATCGTCGAGGCCGAGAAGCAGCACAAGCACACGGCCATCGAGGTCCTGAACGGCGACATCGTCACCGGCGGCATCGCGCTGCGCGACGGCGGCGTGCTCTACGAAGAGATGGCCCAGCTCCAATGGCTGACCAAAATCGTCGACGCATGCGGCAAGATGCTCGAGGACCCCACGATGCAGAACCACGCCTGCGACGGCGCGCTCTACGGGCACCGGCACAGCTACCAGTACCGGTGGCGACCCGAGCTCAAGCCGGCGGAGCCCGGGTCGCTCACCGCGCACCTGCGAGAGGAGCAGGCGCTCGAGGATCAGACGTTCGACCCCGACGAGGACTACAGCTAGTGGTACCGTAGCCCATGGCTGACATCGATGACGCAAAGGACCTCGTGCTGTGGGCGCGCAAGCAAGGGGTAGTGCTTGCTCGACTGCGGGTAGGTGCGGTGGAGCTCGAGATCACCGCCATGATTCCAGCGTCAGATCCGCTTCCTTCTGAGGCCGAGGCGAAGCAAGGCCTTTACCAGCAGTTCGGCGGCGAGCTCCTGGCGGCAGTGGAGCAGGAGACGAAGGCCGAGGACGTGTACGACGAAGAGGACTGAATCCGCTTGACTTCTGTGACCCAGGGTTGAATCCTCTACCCGAGTGGCCAGACATACCCAGGGTAAGCGCAATGCCAAGGCGACCCCGGCGATTCGGGCTCGGCGCCCCTCCGAGGAATCAGGCGAGCGCGAGGTGGCAACCAGGTTCTGGATGCTGCCAGAGGGCCAGGACGCCGAGCAGGCGACCATCGCCAACTCGGTCTGGACGTGGATCGACCGGCTCCGCCAGCGTCGACGCATCTCGGGCCTACGCGACATGCTGCACGAGGCCATCTACAAGGGCCGGCCGCTCGGCGCGCTGGGCAACGACGAACAGGCGTGGCTACGCCAGAGCTCGAAGTCGCCGGCGAACCTGAACATCGCTCGGTCCATGGTGGACACGGCAACCGCGCGGCTCACCAAGAGCCGCACCATGCCGGTTATCAGCGCGGATGATGCAGCGTGGAGCGAGAAGCTGTTCGCCAAGCGCGTCAGCCGGGTCATCCGACGGAAGATGGGAGCCGCGAAGATCGAGCGGCTCAAGCCGGACGTGATCAGGGCGATGCTCATCCGCGGCACCGCGGTCTGGAAGGTCGTTCGTAATGGCGGAGACACCGACGTCGATCACGTGCCGCGCTACGAGATCGTGCACGACCCGCGCGAGGCCCGATACGGGATGCCGCGCTGCCTGGCGCACGTCAAGCCCATCCCCAAGAGCGTGCTCTGCGAACAATTCGAACAATTCGAGGAGCAAATCGAGAGCGCTTCCACCTACGAGGCAAGCGACGCGTGGATGGCCTACGCCTACGACGGTCCGGGCTACAACGACCACGTCGAGGTCGCCGACATCTGGCATCTACCCAGCGGTCCGGACGCGGACGACGGATGTCACGTCATCGCGATCCGCGGCCTGGTGCTTCTCCGCGAGGAGTGGAGGCGCCCCCGGTTCCCGCTCGTGTTCTGCCACTGGTCGGCTCCTATCGACGAGATGTGGGGCCAGGGCCTGGTCGAGGACCTCTGCGGCATCCAGGCGCTCGTCAACCGCGTAGCCCAGGATTCGCAAGAAGGCCACTACTGGTCGTCCGCACTCAAGCTGTTCACCGCGCGCACGTCGAACATCAACAAGCACCATCTGAAGGCGCGGCATCCGGTCACCGTCGAGTACGACGGAGCCATGCCTCAGTTCCTCCAGCCCAACCCGCAGGTCGCTCAGGCGTTACAGCTACTCGACTGGTACATCAACCGCGCGTACGAGATCAGCGGAATCGGGCAGATGGCGGCAGCGAGCAAAAACGTGCTCGGCAGCAACGCCAGCGGCAAGGCGATCGACTCGATGGACGACATCCAGAGCGACCGGTTCGCTCACGTCGAGGCTGGATGGAAGGCAGCCATCTGCGATCTCGCCCAGGCGCAGATCGACGAGGCGCGCGCCATGTACAACGAGGCCCACTCCGGAACCGGAGACCTCGCCCCCAAGGAGCTCGCCACCTGGATCCGCGAGACCGACTGGGGGAAGGTCGACATCGACGGCGGCGACTACCACCTGTACATGGAGCCTGAGAATTTCATCCCGGGAACGCGCGGAGGCCGGCTCGAGTACATCGAGTCCCTCAGCAAGAACGGGCTCATCCCTGACCCGTCCGTCGTCGCCGACGGGTTCGACGAGCCAGATCTGCAGCGGATGAACCGGTCCGTGCTCGGACCGCTCCACAACCTGCAGCGGATCATGGAGGGCCTCGCCGACTCGCGCATCCCGCTCTACGACCTGCAGCCTGACGAGCACATGAATCTCTCCCTCGGCCTCCTACTCGCGAAGGGAGAATACAACGAGGCGATGGCGTGCGGTGCCGATGATTCGGAGCTTCAGCGCTACCGCGATTGGATGGAGCTGCTCAAGCGCGAGATGGACATGGCGGCGTCCGGCGCGAGTTCGCCAAGCTTGCCCGGCGCGCAAAGCGTGCAGACCACGACGCAGCCGAACGCGATGACCTTGCAGCCCGGCCTCGGCGCCGGCGGCCCACCGGCACCAGGCATCCCGCCGGGCGGACCGCCCGGGCCGATGCCGCAAGG